ATGGAACAAATAATCGAGACCATTAAGAGAATTGAAAAGGCACGCACAGCACTTCGTCAGGCTATTGTAGACAATGAATTGGCAACATCTCCACGACTGAAAGACTTGGCTTTAATACCAAAGATTTATGAGATATTTAAGGGGATCAAGGGAGATGATATTACGGTGAATGACCGCAAGGAGTTTATATTTGTGGCTATTTATCTGTATTCCCCCAATAAGTTTTTTGGGGGAAAGATGCCAAAAGGACTACGTAATGCCATAGCAAAGACAACTGGAGTGTATTCTGTAACCTCTATATCGAACAACTGCACAGAGCTGCTCATTCTTTACACAACCTATGATGATTTTAGGCACAATGTGGATACATTGCTGAACGAGGTGATGGAGAGGTTGGGAAAGTAAAAAGGCAGCCTTATATTTTAGTACTCATTAAAAATTTTAACCTACAATATTTTAGTCAAAATTATATTGATCTATGAAAAACTCCTCTATGTCTCTTATCAGTGACGGATTCTTGGATAGCGAGTTGTTATTTATAAGCAAATATGCACTTTTATCCTTGTTTTCCTTATGGTAAAAAAGCTGATCGCTGAAATATGTGGCAATAATGGTGGAATATACTTTGTATCTCTTCGTTTCCTTAATACTTTCGCCGATTCTGTTAGCACCAACAAATCCGAATGAAGCATTTTTGTTCTTATCATAAATACTCAACATAATGTTAATACAAGTATTTATAATTCTCCTTGGCTCATAAGTTTTTGTTAATAGCCTGTATTTGTTTTTTGAGTTTCTCCATTTCTTTGGATAAAACTTCACTGCAAAAACATCATACTTGTATTGTTCCACAAGCACGATATACATTAAATTCGATTTAGTTGATTTGAAGTGATACAAAAGGTCTCGTATATGTCCATTCCTGTTGATATTCTCATTTTTTATATGACAGAACGGATAAGAATCAGGGAGGATATTCACAACAAGTATTGATAGACGGATATTCTTCTCTTGTTAAGTTCATCCTTAGACACGTCAGACAATACAAAGGTGTTTTTATCCCCTTTGGCATCTTTTTGCTGCTTTAATATAAGGTTGCCCATAACTTATGATAATTTATTTGATGTCGCAAATATACGATATAATAAATCAAATAATATATTTTATCATATATTTAACTATAAATGGGCGTGGAATTAACCATAATTTAACGTAAACCGCTTAGATAAGCGAATTAGATAAGTAATTTTGCGAGATGCGGAAAAGATTGAGGAATAGCAAAGGGTAGTCTTAGTGACTGCTCCTGTTTCGATTTATAATGACATTTAGTAATCCTATAATATCATTTGCAAGTGTCCCATTTTGGCCACAATGCAGGCGAACTATCGGGGTTGAAAAGTCATCGATATTAACTAATACTGTATAATCGTGAAAAACTTTGTCATCTTCACTTACGATAGTTCCGTCTTTTTTTGCTGTTACGCCACCAGCCAAAGCTCCTGCCCCACCTAATAAAACTCCACCTACAACAGCTCTTTTTGCCATATTACCAGTATTGGTCTTAGATTGTATTGTAGTCTTTCCTTTTATTGTTTTGCTATTGTCAGAGAGATTGCAACTTAAAATGCTGTTCATTGGTAAATCATTTCCTGCGAGCCATATTCTTGAACCCTTAGAAAAAGCTAAAATAGCATTGTCTGAATTATATTCTGATAAGATTATTTCTTTGTCTATCTGCCCATATTTTCCAACAAGTTCGGACTTTAATTGTTCATATTCTTGTCTTTTCAGTTCTTTTTGTTTGGCAAGTTCTGCATTCCGCTTCTTTAATTCCTCCTGCTCTTTTTTCTTCTTATCCGAGTCCTGGACAGCAAATATAATCATAAGGAGAACCGTTCCAACAGTGCCAGCAACAAGAGCCCATCCTAATGTATTCCATCCTACAATAAAACATATTGCAATAAAGAATACAAATAATAAGAGATAACACATAACTTAAGGTTTTAGTTAATCGTTTACTCCGCAAATGTAAGGATTATGCTCCATAAGTGCAACTATTTCTCCTCTTTTTTCAGATCCCCGACAATTTTTTCCAGCTCCTCCACCGAAGTAACCTCCTTTAGCTCGCCGTTGTACTTGACAATGGCAAGGAAATTATTACGATTTACTATTTTCTCCGATGGCGGGAAGAAGAAATCATTAACCTTACATCCAACAGAATCTGCAATTTTGAGTAACGTCTTCATTGATATGCTTTCTGGAGAATTGATTTGCCTATAAAATGAGGGTAAGGATTTATATCCAATCCTTTCCGCAACTTGTTGTAATTGCAATCCTTTAGCTTTAATGACATCTTTAATGTATATATCCATATTCTAATATATTAGATTTGTTGCAAAGATAGCAAAGGTTTTAGAATGTATCATATATAAGATATATTTATTAACAACATTTAATTTAACTATCAGATCTTAGTCATATTCTTAATGTATCTAAAAATTGATACATTTATTTGCAATTTACTTGTTTATATCAAAATTATGATATATATTTGCAATGTGATTAGTTCACAAGTGAGTTACAGATTTTCGTGCAAGCCTTTGAGCCTTTCTCACTTAAAAGAAAAACGACTGAAAGAGCAAGAAACAAAGTCAAACATTTAATACATACTATTATGGCAACAATAAAACTTGTAAAGTCAGACATGCTCACAGAAGTTATCAAAAGCAGCAGAAAAGAAGCTATCGCACATATGATAACAGAGAAAGAGAAAGCATTTGAAAACGCAACGGCAAACGCAGACTATTATAGAAGCATAGGTAATGATGAATTTGCCGACAATGAACAGCAGAGAGCCGACAGGCTCGCAAGAGATATTGAAAAGCTAAACATGAACCTTTAAAATTATACAACCATGGCAACAACATTCAAAAATCAGTTAAGCAACATCATGCGAATGGCGTGGATATTTGTTCGCAAGTATGGATTCACCATGAGCGAGGGTTTGAAACAGGCATGGCTCAATGCCAAGTTAAAGAAAGAGCTGGGCAAGCGTATCGTCAAGTTTTACTTCACCAAGGTAAACGGTGAGATAAGAGAGGCATACGGCACGCTCGCAAGTGATAAGATCCCGCCTGTTGCAGGCACTGACAACCGCAAGCGCAACGATAGCGTACAGGTGTACTTTGATACAGAAAAGGACGAATGGCGGTGTTTCAAAATTGCAAACCTTTTAAGGCTGGCATGATATAAAATGGTGGGCGATGCTCACGCACTGCCCACCGTATAAACAATTTTTCATACGACTATGGCGCACTACAGCGTACGCACAATAATCACGACAAAGGTAACAAACTAAAATGAAATAACATGGATAAGAATTTAGAAAAAACAGCAGCGTGGGTGGATAAGATAGTAGACCACGCAATCGAAACAGAGAAGAAGAGTAAGAAACCAAAGCGAATTAAGAATATTTAACGCAACGTTTATCTAAGTGAAATTTGGCACCTGTTAGGGCAAAGGCTAATTTTGCAATAAACAACCCGCCTTAGTGGTATTCGGCGGTAGAGAGAAGAAATTTAAAGGGGCATTAACTTCGAGGTCTGAATACCACAACAAGACTTCTTAGTTTTTGCCCCTGTTTTATAAAAAGAAAGGGTGGTGCCTGACCACACCACCCAAATATAAACAAAATATTCAAATATGAATACACCAATTGTTTACGATTACAAAGGTAGTAAGATTTCTTTTGCCAACGGAAAGAATGTAATGGTAAATGCAACTGAAATGGCAAAATCATTCGATAAACGCCCTGCAAAGTGGTTAGAACTGCCATCTACAAAAGAGTTTTTATCCACTTTAACCGATGTCCGAAAATCGGACTTCGCTCTAATTCAGACTGAAAAGGGTGGTATCAATGGTGGTGGTGGCACTTGGATGCACGAAGATGTTGCCTTAGAATTTGCCCGCTGGCTTAGCCCTGCATTTGCAATATGGTGCAACGACCGCATCAAAGAGTTGTTGAAATACGGTATGACAGCCACGCAGCCAACGCTTGACGAAATGCTGGATAACCCAGGCCTTGTTATCAGAATGGCTACACAGCTCAAACAAGAGCGTGCGGAAAAAGCACGGCTTGAAGCTGAAAGCAAGCAAAAGGACAATCAGATCAAGAAACTGCAACCAAAAGCCGCCTTTGCAGAAAAAGCGTTTGACATGAAAGACAAGGTGGATGTCGGCATGGCTGCAAAAATTCTCAATCTTGGATTTGGCAGAAACACCTTATTCAAGAACCTGCGTGAGACGGGGGTATTCTTTGCATCGAAGAACGAGCCAAAACAGAGATTTGTAGATGCCAAGTATTTCGAGATGACCGAACACCCCATATACGATAATAACGGCGAGCTTATAAAGGTTGTTGCAAAGGTTCTTGTAACACAGAAAGGGCTTGCCTACATAAACCACTTGTTCGGCGGTCGCATGACAGAACCACAATTAGTAACTATCAAATAAAATAAACTATGAAAATAAACATAAATGCCAAAAAAGGCGTGGTGTTGTCTATACCGCAGCTCTCGCAAGAAAACAACATGACGATAGACGAAGTGTTAATAAGCCTGATTGATGAGGGTTTGATGGACGCATACGGCAAACCTACAGAAAAAGCAAAAGAAAGCAACATAGAAGACTATGAGGTTAGATTAAAAGACCTGCCAGTTGTTGTCTCAATGGGAACAGTATGCAAGATAGGCAAAAAATTCTATAATGCTATGTTGGCTATTCGTGACAATGACACTTCTAAGGCCTTCAGTGAGGCAAGTGAGGGATTTAATATTACATGGAATGCTCACGCTTTAATGAGAGACCCATATAAAATGAGTGACATGATTAACAAGAGAGGCTAATATTTATCACAAAAAACTTACACTAACAATTATACATCTATGGCAACAAAAGATATGACCCCGAGAACTATTGCACTCAGCGAAGAAACAGCAGAGTTGTTTAACTGCAAGCAGATGCTTGATGAGTGTTACGACAAGCTTGCCAAGGTACACGAAGATATCATTGGCTATGAAAGCGGATTCGATGACAAGATCGCAAGTGGTTATGTGATAATGAAAAACCTTATAAATGAGCTTATGACTGAAAGTATCGACATGACCTTCAGCGAGAGTCAGTATAAGGTTATTTGACAAACCGCCTATACAAGCATTCTAATAAAACAAAAACCTGACAATCCGCTTATTGTCATATATCAACAAGCGGATTGTTTATTAACCAGTATTATAAACCGTATCTTTGTATCAAATCGCGGGGTAGAGCAGTGGGAAGCTCGTCGCTTTGACTTGGCGAAGGTCGTGCGTTCGATTCGCACCCCCGCAACTAAGATGCAAAGATGTTGGTAATCTCAAATACTTTAAGTAATTTTACAGAAAAAGAAAATGAAAAAACTGACATTACAAATCAACAAAGAGAGCTTTCTGGCAATCATGAAAGGTGAGCAGAAAGTAGAACATCGCTATGTATACCCAAGTAATCAAAAGAAGTATGTGAAGTTCAAATGCGACGGCAAGGTGTACGATTCACAAGATGACATACCAGATGATGAGGTGGATATTGAAGTACAGCCGATTGAGTATGACGCATTGTATCTTATCAACGGCAGACGTAAGGATGCGCCACGTCTTACGGTAGAGGTAGAGCGTGCCGAATTCATTATCTTTACTGATGAAAACGGCAATGATATAATATATGAAGAAAATGGGATTGAATATGTAGGGTGTCAAGTATGGTACCATCTTGGAAAAATACTCGATACTGAGAATGTTTAACTTAAATATTTAGCTGAGTCAAAGCAAGAATTAACAGAATCGCAGGACCTCGCCGTAATATGAATGGCGCAGGTTTAGGTGGAAGACTTGTGGCAAACCGTAGAGGCGTAGGATCGCAACTCGGTAGCCGTGAAATGAGACGGACAGATTTACGTGCTGCCTTTGGTGCAGGTGGCTAATGAACAAGTACTTGCAGACAATTGAGATAATACGGCGTGTCAGGCAGGAAACTGACACTGCCGTATTATACTATTCAGCTGGGGGCAAGGATGGTATCGCTTTATTGGATATGTTGGCACATGAATTCAATAAGGTGATATGCTATTATATGTACATCATACCTAACTTAGATCATATACGCCCTTATATTCATTGGGCATACGTCCACTATAAAAATGTTGAAGTTAGGACGATAAAGCACTATCAGAGCGACTATTTTGAAAAATATGGGCTTTTCTGTGAGCCTAACGAAAATATTAAAACAAGAAGTGTAGGTGATGTAGAGCAGTATGTGAGAGATCAAACAGGAATAAAGTATGGTTTCAGCGGAATGAAAGGCGTGGACGGCTATATGAAGCGTATGCGCCTTAAAAAGTTCGCTAAAACAGGCTATATCACAGACAAGGGAATGGTTTACCCTATTGCATTATGGACTAACAAAGAAGTCCTAAGGTATATTGATCGGAAAAATCTTATCATGCCATTTGTATATGAAGAAGGGAAAGTGAGCCAAGGGTTTGGTGTAAACCTGCCAACGCTACTTATGTTGAAAAAGAAGTATCCAAATGACTACAAAAAGACGTTAATGAAATTTCCATTTGCGGAAAAACTGATATTTGATTATGAAAGAGAACAAAATAAAACAACCGCAGCAAATAACGATTAATCGTAGCGAGATAAACTTTGCTCACTACAATCCAAGAAAAATATCTAATGAAGCAAGGATGCAATTAAAAGCGAATTTAAAGCGTATCGGACTTCTTGGAGGAATTGTTTGGAATAAGACGACTGGGAATCTTGTCAGTGGACATCAGCGTGTGTCTGTCATGGATGACGTAAACAAATATGAGGACGGACGTAATGACTATGAAATAAGGGTTGAGGTTGTTGAACTGGACGAGAAGACGGAAAAGGAACAGAATATTTTCATGAACAACCGTAGCGTTCAGGGAGAATTTGATACTGATATGCTGGAAACAATGTTGTCGGATATTGACTTCTCTAACGCGGGTCTTGATGAATTCGATTTGCAGATGCTTGGAGTAGGTGACATTGAAGAAACCGATATATCAGACTTGTCTTGGGATGAATCCGAAACGGCAGAAAATAACAATCTTCAAAATCTTGCATTCACTTCAAAAGATGGGGAGGAGGATAGAAAGACAGACAGGAGTGTTAACTTCTACGAGGACACTCCAGAGAACCAAATTAAGCGGCATAATGAAATAAAGAAGATTAAAGACAGAATTAATAATCAGAAATCTTCAGATGGAGGAGCATTGAGTTATGTCGTATTGTCTTTCCCTACTCCAGAAGCGAGAATACGTTTTATGGCAGAGTTTGGATATACGGAGGAAGATAAATATGTGGACGGAGAAGAGTTCGCACATAAAATAGAATTTGGAGAATAATAAATATGATGCAAAGGAATTTAAGTTAAGAAAATACTCAAAAGTATAAAACTCAGCATGGCGGGGCTATCGACACCCTCATAAGGCTTTCGCCTCCTCTGTTCCAAACTATCATGTCTCTACCATGCTGAATTTTACACTACAAATATAAACGAAACATTCGATAATAACAAACATTAAACGTTAAAAGTTATGGCAAAACCAAAATATGATTACGACAGCGATTACTTCTACCAGCGCATCAGGGAGAGTGCGGATAGGCAGATGCAGGAGAATCATATCATTTGGGATAAGGTCATAGCAAAGGATATCGATTTGGAGTCCAGCGTTTTCTCCGCAATGAAAAGTGGGTGCTACCCTCAATGGTCGAAAGAGGAAAACGAAAGAAGAAGTGAACAAATAAACAACGTATTATCGCGCGCCCGTGCGAGTGTAGAGCCTGAAGTGTGGAGGATGGTACTCGAAATGGGGCTTGGAAAAGTACAGGCACAGGACATCACCTTTGACAAGATAGGCGACAAAATACAGGACGAGCAAAGGATAACCGTCCACAAGCTCCCTCCCAACCTCAATGCCTTGCAGATGTGGTTAAGACACCATTCGCAGATGTACCGAAGTATAGAGAGTGGGAAGCTGGAGGCGGAGGAAAACAGCGATATTCCGACGGACATCACCCATGGAATAGATATTGGCAAGTGGATAGAAAAGGAGGTGAGCGATGATAAAGACGCATAAGGTCTACTACCCTATATACTCCAACAAGGATAAGTTCATCATCCTTATTACAGGTGGGCGTGCCAGTGGTAAGTCACATTTTGTGTCTTCATTCCTTGAACGCCTGACGTTTGAGATGACACCAATAGATAAGATCGTGCACCAGATTCTTTATACCCGCTACACAATGGTTTCCGCCAATATTTCCATTATCCCTGAATTCCTGGAAAAGGCTGAATTGGACGGCACACAAAAGTATTTCCGTTCCACCCGTTCCGATGTGACCAACCGAATGACTGGCAGTACTGTGATGTTTCGAGGACTCAAGACAAGTTCTGGCAACCAGACGGCAAAGTTAAAGTCCATTCACGGAATTACCACCTTTGTTGTAGACGAGGCAGAGGAATGGGTTTCGGAGAAAGAATTCGAGACCATTATGCTCTCCATACGCCAAAAAGGAATACAGAACCGCATCATCATCGTTATGAATCCAACGGACAACAACCACTGGGTTTACAAACGTTTCATAGAAAACACGCATAAGGAGGTGATGTATGACGGCGTTCCTGTCCAGATAAGCACCCATCCTAATGTGTTGCACATCCATACCACCTACTTGGATAACCTTGAGAATTTATCGCAGGAGTTTATCAACGAGGTGGAAGACATGAAAGCCAACAACCCCGAAAAGTATGCTCACACCGTCATGGGTAGGTGGGCAGACGTTGCAGAGGGTGCAGTATTCAAGCATATCGGTGTCGTTAAGGAGTTTCCGAAGTGGTGCAAAAAAGTGGCAATCGGTCTTGATTTTGGCTATACGAACGATGTGAGTGCTGCCATGATGTGCGGAATGATAGACGACAACCTTTATGTTGACGAGTTGTTTTATCGGACAAGTATGCTCTCTTCCGACCTAATTAAGGCTTTGCACAGATATGAGATGAAAGTCTTTTCAGACAGCGCAGACCCACGACTTGTGCAAGAAATACATAACGGAGGTATAAAGATATACCCTGTTGAAAAGGGCGCAGGCTCAATCATCGCAGGAATAGACAAAATGAAGTCACTTAATATCTTTGTCACCGAAAGGTCGTACAATCTTAGAAAAGAGTTTCTGAATTATGTTTGGGACAAAGACAAGGACGGAAACTATATCAACCAACCGATAGACGCATGGAATCACGGAATTGATGCTACTCGCTACTGGGTTTTAGCAACACTTTTAGGTAAGATACAAAAACCAAAGGGCGACATCGCAGCAGCGTTCGCCAGATAAACAGGGTAACGATATGAAGGAATATATAGTGAAATCTTGGTCTTCCGCACATGGGAAGCAAAGGATAACGAGAGTTGAAGCCGAATCGGAAGAAGATGCAAGGCAAGCCGTAAGAGTTTATTACCGTTTTGATAGTATTGAAAGTGTAACATTAGCAGGATAACGATATGTATATAGTTCAAAGCAAAGATTTATTTGGCTTCCGTGATGAGTTTTCAGCAAATCATCCACATATAGCATTTTCGTATATGAAAGATTTAGAACACACCTATGGTAAGCGATACAGGATAATTAAGAAAGGATAACGATATGGATCAGGATATTTTAGCACTAAAATATGCAGAAAATGTTGGCAATGTTTTAAAAGCCGTTGCTATTAGCATGGATGATATTGCAGCTTTGAATACGAAACAATTAGCAAAAACTACAAAAGTAGAGTTAGGATAACGATATGGAAGCACCAAAGACATTAGATGAAATCCTCGCACTTGAGGACATCGACCAAAAGATAGCCTATCTCAAGAAAGGCAGGCGCACATCGCTGCCAGACACAGGCAAGAATCTCGCAGACTGGAATCCAAAACTCCATGACATCATGAAGCCAGAACTCTATCCGAAGATAAAGGTGCTGGTCAAAATGGAGGATGTTAAGTTTGACCCCGAGACAGGGAAGTCAATTAAAACTCCTGCCAAATACGAGATGAAAGAGCCTAACCGCATCGCACTCCCCATCGAGCAGGATATCGTAAACATTCATACTGCGTTTACTGTCGGAACAGAGCCTACGTTGGACTGCCTGCCAGAGGATAATAAGGAAAAGGGTGTGTTTGAAGCTATCAAACAAGTATTCAAGAAGAATAAGCTGAAATATCAAAATAGGAAGATTGTACGCTCGTGGCTCGCAGAGCAGGATGTGGCGGAATATTGGTTTGTCGTTAAGGACGATGGCTTTTGGGCGAAGCTCAAGCGAAAAGTTGCAGGATTATTTGGCAAGACGCTGCCGAAATACCGTTTGAAGTCGCAGGTGTGGTCTCCGTTTCGTGGTGATACACTCTATCCTTTCTTTGACAACAGCGGCGACATGGTGGCTTTCTCCCGTGAATATGAGAAGACAGACATCAATGGCAACAAGCACAAGGTGTTCATGACTATCACCGATAAGATGGTTTATCAGTGGAACTTGGACAAGACGTGGGAAGCAAATGCCGAACGCTCATTTGCCCACAACCTGCCTAAACTTCCAGTCGTCTATGCCAGTCGCTCCGAGCCATTATGCGCAAAAGTACGTCAGCTTCGCATGAGGTTGGAAAAGTGTCTCAGCGGTTATGCCGACTGCATCGACAACCATTTTTTCCCACTCCTTATGCTCTTTGGTGACTTGCAGCCCGACAGCATTACAGGCGATGCAAGAAACCGCATGATGCAGCTCACGGGGGATGGTGCAAATGCTCAATACCTCACATGGAACCAGTCGAGCGACCCTATCAAGGTGGAGATTGAGACATACTTTAATCAGATATACGGATTGACCAACACGCCACGCATCTCCTTCGACCAGCTTAAAGGCGTAGGCAACGCATTGAGCGGAACAGCGTTTCGATACGTCTTCATGGCGGCACACATGGCAGTGCAGAATCATGCGGAGGAGCTTGGCTCGTTTTTCCAACGACGTGTGAACTTCCTCACTTCCGCCATTGGCGCATTGAACGCATCGCTTGAAGAAGCCAGCCATACCATTGACATAGAGACGGAGATTGTGCCGTTCATGATAGACAGCGAGAGCGACAAGGTAAACACCGCAGCCGCTGCCGTGAGCGGTGGAGTATGGTCTCTTGAACATGGAATTGCTTACTGTTCCAACTATGGAGAGTTGCAAGACGAGCTTCAGCAAATCAAGGAAGAACAAAGGCAAAAGACGGGGCAACAGACACGCCCTGCCGAATCAAAACCAAAAGGAGAAGAAGTTTAACCGTCTGAAAATATCAATCGGAAACCCCTGATGCGTTAGTGTCAGGGGTATTTTTTGTGCTATTTTATGACAATAAAGTAATTGTCATTTTTAACTACTCTGGAAACACGAAAATCCTTGATATAAAGTGTAATTTTGAGCAAAAGATTGTTTCAGGATAACACTTTAAGTATGAACATTTACGAACAAATTTTGGCAGGTCTCAAAACCAAGTTCCAGGGGGTTGAGGATGCCACCCTCCAACGGATTGCAAGCAAGAAGTCGGAGGGAGTAACGGACGAGAGCAAGGTAAACTCTATCGTTGAGGGTATCTCCTTTCAGGACGTTTTGACCAGTTATGGCGACTATCGGGCTGATGGAGCGCAGAAGACCGCAATTTCAAATTACGAGAAGAAGCACAACATCAAGGACGGTAAGCCTATTGAGGAAACCAAACCACAGCAATCACAAACGCCTGCACCTACTCCGCAACCTAAGCCAGCAGAAGAAGTGCCAGCATGGGCGCAGAGACTTATTGACTCCAATAATACTTTGAGAGATAAGTTGGCAGCCATGGAAGCTAAGACAAAGGCGGACACCCGTAGTCAGCAGATTGAGAATGTGGCGAAGTCGTTTGGTATTCCTAAGTTTGCCTATGAGGGCAAGCAAATCGCTGAAGACGCAGATCTTAACCAGTACTTCACGGACTTGAAACAGGAGATGCAGAACAGCGGTTTCCAGTTCGCCAAGTCTCCCGAAGAGGGAAACGGTGGGCACAAAGATGAAATGGATAGTGTATTGGAGGGCATCAACAAGCGCACCGAGGCTATCAAAACAGAAAACGAAAAAAAGTAAATCATTATGGCAGCAGGATTTCATTTTGAATCAGCACCTCCCATCGAAAGGGAGGTATGTGATGAGAAGTCCGTCTATCGTCTCACAGACGGTGGTATGGACTTGGATATGAGTAATCTCCCCGCAAAGGGTTGGTTGCCCGAACTTGCACCTCTTTTCCGAGACAAGAAAGAGCGCAAGGCAACGGTGTGTCTACGTGTTAAGGTGGTAGAAAAAGCTACCACGGGCGCAACGACCATCAAAGTAGCAAAGTGTCCGTTCTTGGATTTCATCAAGGCAGGAATGTTCCTCTCAGACGGGACGAATGTTATTACCGTGAAGTCTGTGGACACTTCCAACGAGGATTATGATGTTATCACCGCCACGGCAGCAACAAAAGCCGACTTGGAGGTCGGCAAGGTGCTTCCGGAAGCAAAGGGCGCATCTGACCCAAAAGCAAGGAATGTGGCAAACTTTGCTTCTTTCGGCTGGCGCAACCTGGCAAAAGAGAATACCGTTGCGTTGGTTGGTTGTGCATATTCAATCATTGAGGACAACCTTTACATTCCTTTCACAGAGGAAGATAAGGCATCCCTCACTGAACGTTTCATGTTTATCTAAGGAAAGGAGTGTTATATGTTATTCACAATAGATTCATTACTTAACAGCCCGAAGTTCATCAAGGCGGTTATCGACCGTGCTCTTGTTACTATGGGCGAGCTTGACAAGGTTTTTTGGAAAGACTATCTTGTCTACGAGAAAGCAAACCCAGACGGTTCTTTCAAAACCTACATGGGGACGCAGGTCGGTGTCATCGCAGGTACTGTTATCGACCGATACGCAGGAAAGCCTGTTCGGAAGCGTCATGCCCTCACGAGAGGTTTTGGCGAGGTAGCTTGCTTGGGCGATGCCTATCAGATGGATAATACCCGTCTTGAGCGTCTGTCTGTCCTTATTGAGGAGTATAACGCCCTGAATATCCAATCCACCAATGGAGATGCAATCTCTGCCAAAATGGACGAGATTGTGGACTTCTTGGCTGACGATGTGCGGCAGTGTATGCTTGCCCCAATGAAACGCCTTGACATCATGCTCGGTGAGCTTCGTTTCAAAGGTGCTACCAAGGTAGACGGCAAGGCTAACAAGCAGGGTGTATCCGTTTCCGACATGAAATTGCCTATCTACACAAAGGCAGCCGCTTCTGCCGACAAGGATAACATTCTTTCTTGGCTTGAAACGGAGTTCGTGGACAAAGTGCGTACAAAGGGTATGCTTTTCGCCACCGCAGAGATGAACAGACATACTTTCAACACCCGCATTGCCGCTTCTAAGGAGTTCCAAAGCAAGTTCACTATGAAGTTTGGCGACATGGAGTTCAACACCGGAGGTATTGTTACCCCGGATATGGTGAACCGTCTTATCGAATCGGTCGGCATGCCGTTCCGTGTGCGTATCAAGGATGAGTATGTACAGGTTTCCGAAAGTGAGTCCGTGAATATCGTCCCCGATGATAGGATTTCGTTCCTGCCGTTTATGAACGACAGAACACGGCTCGGCTACATGCGCTGGAAGAAACCTTACGAAATGACCGACAAGGTCAATGACGGCCGTGCTTATCAAGATATTGAAGGCGGAAGAGGCTTCATCTCCTCTAAGAGAACTGACGAGGGGCGTTTTATGGAATATGGTTTCGAGGCTATCCCTGACATCAACATTCCTAACAAAATGGCTATCGCCGACCTTTCAAAACTGGGTTAATGACTATCAAGGAATATATATCAAACAAGTTTCAGTCTTTCGGCATACAGGTGTCGGAGGCTGACTTGTTAGATATATCATTCAGCGCCAATGTGATACTCGATGATTGCATAAGTTTCGATAACTTGGAGAATGTCATTGTTGCTTTGGTGCAATATGTTCCTTTCTTGATGAGCAGACCGTCGTCAGTCAGCGAAAGCGGGTTCTCAATGTCATGGGACAAGGATGCGCTTTTGAGCTTCTATAACGCAATGTGCAAGCGATATGGATTGAGAAACGAACTTGATGCAAATAGTCCTAAAATACGATTCTTATGATGTATGCTCCACACATTCTACAGGTAAAAGTAGTGACACCTCTTCAAGAGGATGAATTTGGGCATCCTATCCCTAATACGGGTGGTGTTAGTTGGAAGACGTTGTGCAAATGTCGTTGTGATGACAACTCCACAAAGGAGTTCAAATCTGCCAATGGAGAAGTGTACCGACCGAATTATCATGTAGTATGCGAAATGCGTGTAAATATAAAAGCTGGAACAGAGGTAAGATGTCTCGAAGGCAATTGCGTGCGTGGAGAGGGAAAGGTCTATATCCCCAAGAAAACCAACTATTTCAATTATTCTGAATTATGGTTATAGACGGCGATTTTTCTGATGTAGATAAATACTTTGAGGACGGCGAGCGAGAGGTGGAAAGTACAATTGCTAATGTTGGCGAAGAAGCCGTTGAGGATGCCAAAGCAAACCACACCTACAAGAACCGAACGAAGAATCTCGAATCTTCCAATAAGTACGAAACCGATAAGGATGGACTCACGCTAAGCAATACTGCCGACTATGCTTCTTATGTAGAGGCAAAGGGATTTGACGTATTGAGCGGTTCTGCGTTAAGAGCGGAAAAGAAACTGAAAGAGGTATTTGAATGATAGTAACCACCGACATAGCTGATATTCTCTACAGAGATTGCAAATGCTTTGGAATAAAGATTGTGCCTTTCGGGAAAACCCTCACAGGGGAACTGCCCGATGAGCGCATCGCTATCCATGTCAAAGGGCAGACGCCAGAAAAATACTGGGAAAAATGCTTTGTGGAAGTCAACTTATGTGTTCCTGACCTGACAGACAGCACCGCATGCAATGTGATAGACACTGTTGCCAATTTCATACGGCTGAGAGAGCTTGAACGTAAGGCTAAAGCTGACTTTAGAAGCGTAACTGGCAGGTATAAAAACACAACATATCACTATGAGGTACATACTATCTCTATTGAAGCGGACACAGCTTTGAAGTGCCATTTTGTTAATTGTAGATTATTGTTTAATGTTTTAAATACGATTTGATTATGGGAAAGACTATTACAGCCGTCAATATAAAAAAACTGTGGTACGGCGACACATCAAAGATTACAGCCAAGATTACAGGACAGACGCTGTTTGCAATGCTAAAGCAACTCACTGAAGTAAAGAATGTTCATCAGGACACATGGACACTGGAAGAGGCCGAGGCAAGCAAGACTAATTACAAGAATCAACTCACTGGAAAGACGTATCGTTCCGACAAGGAAATGGGCGACGTTGCCATGAACTTCACACTTGGCGAGTACGATTATCAGACCAAGGCGGACATGTTGGGTGGTACAGCTACAGAAACATCATGGGAGCGTGCTGCGGGAAAGGTCAACATCGAGAAGTGCCTTGTTGGACTGACAGAGGATGACCAGTATATCGTCATTCCTCGTGCCGACATTGTTGCTCGTGAGGCAACAACGGACAAGGCTGTGGGATTGCCTGTAGTAGGAACAGAGCTCGAACCAACAGTAGATGGAGTGGCTCCTGAATATTGGTTTGATTCTTCTGTTGTAAAGGCAGGCTAATAAAGTAACCGAATGTATAACGTAGGGTGGGAAGTGGCTTAGACCACCTCTCACCCTTTTTGTTTTTGATATGAGCAAAGCAAGTAAAATAGTTTCAGATGCCATCATAGGAAATGACTTTTCTATTGTCTATGTGAATAGCAAGGCCTATACGATACATCCTCCTACAATCAAAACTCTTGCAGGATCAATATCATGTATCAGCAATTTAGATTTAGGCGATAATGCGACGTTAAAGGATATGTTGCTTTCCGCTAAAGATTGCAAAGCATACGCAAAGGCTCTGTCGTGGTTTATAAAGGGAAATCAGTCGTTGAGTGCTGAACTATCCAAAGGAACGTTCGAGGAGGTTGTAGACGCGCTTTCGTCGGCATTTGACTTGGTTGGTGTAACCCCTTTCTTGAAAGCTGCCAGTTTGACGAGGAACGCAAGCCTGCTGGCAGCAAGTCCGAGATAGCCGGCAACCGTACCCTTTTGGGGCAGATAACATCATTCATGGATAGCTTGCATCTTACGTATGATGAAGTAGTTAATGAAATCCCTTATCGCAATCTTATCATTATGCAGAAAGACAAACAGCATGAGGTGTATGGAGATATGGTGAAAACCATCAGCGGTAAGGATATGGCAAAACGTAGAAATAAAAAATAGAATATGGCACAGCTTAGTTTCAAGATTCAAGCAGAATGGGATAAAGTTCAGCGACTTAGAGAGGAAATAGCAAAGTTGAAGCAGGAGATAGGAAAAACTGACGCTATTCAGAATCCTACTGCGTTCAACAAACTGAACAGCAAGTTGCAGCAAACAGGAAAAGAGCTTAGCAGCGTTACGGGAAAGATTGCGCAGGCTTCCGCTACAATGGAGACAGACTTCAGACGGAAAATTTATGCAGCATCCCAAACTGTAAATGGGTTCACCGAAAAAATTATTGCGCAAAAAGCCGTTGTTAAAGATGTTGCTGCTGACGTAAGGAGGCTTGGCGAATCTTACCGTGAAGCCAAGAGGTATAGCCCGATGTCAGCAGACGGGAAACTTGCCGAATGGAAAGCTGCCAAGCGTACGTTGGAAGAGGAAAAAGCTGCATTATTCGGAATAACTCAAGAACAGGCGAATGCTCGTTTATCAGTGAAGAAACTCCGTGATGAGTATGCCTCACTAAGAAAAGAGGACGGTGGGACAGCTGAAACAATGAACCTGCTTACTTCAAAGATGAAGCAGATGGGGGTTGCCGTTTTTGGTGGTATTGGCTTGAAAGAGCTTGCAAGCAGGATTATCTCTGTCCGATCCGAGTTCGAGAGTATGGAAACATCGCTTAAAGTCCTTTTGGGCGGCAGCCAAGAAAAACTGAACACTATCATGGGGCAAATCAAAGAGTATGCCCTTGCTTCTCCTCTGAATACAAAGGATATGGTCGGTGCCGTACAGATGATGACTTCTTTTGGTATTGAAGCAGAGAAATCCATCGACTTCCTTAAAGCCATTGGAGATATTTCAATGGGCGATACAGGAAAATTCAATTCCCTTGCGTTGGCGTTCTCTCAGATGAGCAGTGCTGGAAAGTTAATGGGACAGGATTTGATGCAAATGGTCAATGCTGGCTTTAACCCATTGGAGGAAATTGCACGTAAGACAGGTAAATCAATAGGAGAACTCAAAGAGGAAATGTCCAAGGGTGCTATCTCTTCCAAGATGGTTCAGGATGCTTTCATCTCCGCCACGAGCGCAGGTGGTAAGTTTTTTGGTATGTCACAAGAGGGAGCGAAAACTCTCAACGGACAGATTTCCATGCTTCAGGAGAGCTTTGATATGATGTTCAACGAGATTGGACAAAAGGGTGAAGGAGTTGTGATGTATGCTGTAAAGGCAGGAACCTACCTTGTTGAACATTACGAGCAAACAGGCAAAGTTTTGGCAGGGTTGGTAGCAACATACGGAACTTACAAGACAGCAGTTTTAATAACGATGCTTGCTGAAAAAGCACACGCCGCTAATATGACCGTTACAGGATTTTCTGTTGATGTACTGAAAACAAAATTTAAGTCTCTCTATGCTACCATACTTGCCAACCCTTATGCACTTGCCGCAGCCGCTATTGTTGCTTTAGGAGGGGCTGTTTATATGGCTTCAACAGCAAGTGATGAGTTTGATAAAGCACAAGAAAGACTAAATAAAACTATCAAATCTAATGAAGGCCAGGTGTTGAGTGAAATTGAGAAACTTGACAAACTTAACAAAAGGCTTCAAGAAACAACAAAGGGGAGCGCTGAATACAAAGCCGTAAAAAAAGAGATTGTAGACCAATACGGGCGGTATTTTAATGGGATAGACGCAGAAATCGAAAAGGTTGGTAATCTTTCTTCTGTATATGAACAATTAGTGGAAAGTATTAAACGCTCTATTGGAGCAAGGGGACTTAAAGCTTTTTATGACCAAGAACTTTCTAATTATGACAAGACCGTTTCTTCAAAACTTGAAAAAGCTTATTCTTCGTTAAAAAAGAAATATGGCGAAGATGAAGGCTCAAGACTTTACCACAATCTTTATAGGGAAACAATTCTCGGGAAAAAAGGAAGTTTAAGTGTTGGTGATATAGGTAAACTTCAAAAAACATCATTTTGGGATATAAGATGGGGGAAAAATGCAAAAGATGGAATTGTTGATTTCAGAGCGAGTGTTGATGACCTGCGTGAGGATATATATAGCTCGAAAGCTGCATTCGATAAGGTTATATCTGATTACAAAGATAAATATGAGATTTCAGATGATAAATTCAATAAATTAATAGAGGGAAATACTAAGTCGACAAACAAAATTGAAAGCCCAAAAAGAAAAGTAGAAAACAATAAGAATAATGTTACTTCCAAACAAATAGACTACGACAAACTCGCCCGTGAGCGTTCAGACGCAGAGAGAGAACTTGCTGATAAATCATCACAGGCGTACATAGATTCCTTGCAAAATGGTTATGAGAAAGAAAAGAAGCAGCGAGAACTCAACCATAAGAAAGAGCTTGACGACTTGGAAAAGTACAAACGTGACTTCTTGCAAAAGAAAATCAGTGACGCCAAGCAGATATTCGAGGCAGACCCAAAGAACAAAGGGAAGAAGTTCAACGCATCATCTGTAACGCTGACACAGGATGAGCAGGACAAATTCGACAAGATGCGTTCCGACACCCTCAAGAAGCACGCCAACGAAGATAAGGAGTACCAAAGGAAGCAGACAGAATCCCTCAATGGCTACCTGAAGGAGTATGGTACGTTTGAGGAAAAGAAACTCGCTATTACACAGGAATATGAAGACAGAATCCGAAAGGCAAGTTCTGTCGGTGAAAAGGCTATTCTTGAAATGCAACGTGATAAGGAGATAGAAAAAATAAAGAATGACGACTTGCAAAGTTCTATCGACTGGAATGGCGTATTTTCTGATTTACAGGGGCATACCAAGCAATACCTACAAGGTTTGCGTAAACAATTACAGGATTTGCTCAACACGGGAGACCTTCCTATTGACCAGATGCAGGTTATCTCCGATAAAATAAATACTATTGACGATGAACTTGGAAAGCAGCAGGGTATTTGGGATTTCATCGGAGAAAGAACTCGTGAGCACAACAGATTGCTAAAAGAAGCAGCTGATGCACAGGAAAGATTAAATATTGCAAGAAGTGAGGAAGTTAAGGCTAATCTTGATGTATTTTCTGCTCAATCAAATGTTCAAAAAGAACTCGCATCAAAAGGCGTAAATCTTGATATAAAAGATATTTCCACCGCCTCCTTAAACGGAAAGATTGACCTCGCGGACGAAAAGTTTAAGGACCTGGTTCCGCTCCTGCAAAAGCTGGCAGTTGCAGAGGGGAAACTCACAGAGGCAAGGAAGAAAACGGCCAATGCAACGAACAAGGCTAAGCAGGCAGAAGACGCTGCAAAGCGAAAGCAAGCCCAAGCGGTTTCCGACTGGTTCAGCGGTGTACAAGAGTTCATTGATAAAAAAGGTATTGACCAAATACCAGATTTATTAGATTCTGTCGGTCTTGGCAAGGCAGGCGATAAAATAGCAAAAGGGCTTGACGGAGTTAATAGTGCAGCAGGAGCGGCTGCTGACTTCGCAACTGGTAATTATGTCGGCGCTGTTCTTAATAGCGTCTCTGCCATCAAATCCTTTGGCTCCGCATTGGGTATCGGCGAGGGAAACCGAAAACGGGTAGCTGAGACTACAGAACGATTAACTAAGTCGAACGAAGTTCTTGCCTCTCGCATAGATAACCTTTCCAAAATGATAGGCAGCTCGGCAGGTGCCAAGGCTGTAAATGCTTACAATACGGCGTTGAAAGCGCAGGAGGAAATCAATAAGAATCAGATGGAGATTCTAAAGATGCAAATGGGATATCACGGAAGCCATCACTCTAACGCTAAATATGCTGACGACAGGAAGATAGCTTCTTATAACAGGGACGCTCAACTTGCATTTAAGGCAGCTGGTGTAGATATGTCTACCATATCCGGCTTGAAGTCCATTTACAATCTCACCCCTGAACAACTCAAGGCTATTAAGGACTTTGCTCCAGATCTGTGGAACTACATTACCACTGTTGGTAAATATGACAAGTCCAAGTATTGGGATGATGTTGTGGATCAAGCAGGAAAGGCCGCAGAACTGACAGAGCAGATACAAAATAACCTCACGCAAACATCATTCAGTAGTTTAAGGGATAGTTTCCTTGATACATTAATGGATATGGATTCCGACGCAAGTGATTTCAGCAAAGCGTTTGAGAATATGTTGTTTAAATCCCTAATCAACACTAACGTACTGAATGACGAGTTCGACAGTTGGTTAAAACAGTTTCAGGAGAAGTGGGCAAACAAAGTCAAGGGTGGCACTATGTCTCAAACGGATTGGAATAGCTATGCAGAGGAATGGAATGCCAAACGTGACGAACTCGCAGTTATGCGTGACAACATTGCCAAGAGTGTAGGCTATACTGGTGTATCCATAGACCAGAAAGCCACCACAAATGGATTGTCGCAAATATCCTACGAGCAGGCTACAAACCTTATTGCACTTATCACAGCAGGAAACATATCAAGAGACCAAATAAAGGATATTTTACTGTCGCAGAAGCTAAGCTCCATTGATTTGTCACTCTCTGGTATCTCTTTGATAGGAAAAGACACTGTTTCAATAGCCGACGAGACGAGGACTATCCTTGCCAACTCATACATGGAATTAAAAGAGATAAACGAAAATACTGGTGTCTCGGCAAAGTGTCTCACGCAGATAGATGAAAATATAAACAGCATGAACAGGTTAATAAAGGATAAACTATGATAGGAGAATTATTTATCAACGGGAAAGATGCTTATAAAGAGTTTGGTGTCAATATGGGAGATAAATTTCTGGACGCCCTTGGCGATAAGGCTGGGCTGAAAGATTATATCACAAACAATGACCGCACGAAGGACGGTATAGAATATTGTAAGTCAATTCCTAAAATGAACGAACGTACGTTGACACTCACGTTTACAATCATGGGTGACAATCAAGCGGACTTTATTAGTAAAAAGGATTTGTTTTACGAAGAATTGAGCAAAGGTGACGTAGTTCTATCTGTTCCAAAAAACAGCGCAAAAGTTTTCCACCTTAAGTTCAAAGACACTACTGGCATGTATGCACAAAACGTGGAGCGGACATTCTGCAAGGTTGGCGTGAAATTCATGGAGCCAAATCCAAGGAATAGAAAATAATAAGAACAGGGTAACTATTAATGACTGTCAATTCTATTTTCAGAATAGGCATGGTTTCCATAATTTGACCACACCCTTCTGTACATGGTTTTTTATGACATTTCACCTATTGTCACATTTCAGATTTAAATAAACTTCATACAATGTTATAAATTGACGAACTTTGATGATATGACCATCTACAACATCAACGGCACAAAACTACTCGACGCCATCCTCACAGAGGGAGGTGAGCACGAGGAAGAGCTTGGCAAGACAAATCTTGTCAGGCTGTCATGGAACAGTGACAAGAAAGTCACCCTCCCCGCAGGAGCATATATCATTCCGTTTAACGACGGGCTGAAATACCGCCTGCTTGATACTTACACCCCATCAGAAGACAGCAAGCAGTTCAAGTATGCGCCAGAGTTCCACCACCCGTTGATGATTCTCTCCCGTGTGCCGTTCCTTTATTCAACCACAGACCAGAGCGGGACACCTGTCAAGCAGCAGGATTGGTCGTTTGACGGACTTACCGCTACGGCATTACAGCACGTATGCGATGCTATCAACGAAGCATTCGGGTTCACTACAGAAACTGACAAATTCACCTATACCCTCTGCGGAACAGTGGACGGCTCGGTGAACTTCTCCGTGTCCTCCAATGATATTCTATCTGTTATTTCCCTCATCGCACAGGCATGCAAGTCAAACAGCTGCGAGGGGCACCTGTCATGGGAGCACCGCACACTATACTTCGGTCAGGTATCTGTCAATCTCGGCGAGGACGTGCCACTGCTGAAGGTGCATGGCAACTTGCAGGTTGCGTCAGTGACGGCTTCCAAGGAGGCTTACTACAACTGCTTCTATCCGCAAGGCTCAACGAAGAACATGTCCAGCAAGGCTCAGGTGGGAACGGGGAACGTAGCTACACTCGCACGACTGTGCCTGAACACGGATAATTACCCAGATGGCTGCATCTACATTGGCACAGACGGTAAAATCATTCCCAAACCAGCTTTTGATGCCTCCAATGCCGTCAGGCAGACCCTCGCCCTGTCCTTTGATGACGTATATCCGCATATCAACCTCTACGCTTACAACATACGTAAGCGCACGCAGTACGTCAAGAACGGCGATACGGGAGAGTACATGAAAGACAAGGTTTTCACAATTTGGTATATGCGACTTGCCTACTGCACGACAGAGAAAGACGCTACCAGGACACCCGTCAATACGACCACCGACAAGGATGAGCAGGGGAAGCCGGTCACGCACTACTGGTACGATTATGAACTCGACCCGAAGAAACAAGTCTTGCAGGGGCACTCGCTCATGGGGACGTTCAAGGTCAATACGCACACGACGAACAACCAATACGACGCGCTCACGCAGGCTCTGGTCGGTCAGCCCAACGGTCAGGATGGATTTGAGTTTGCCTATCATGAAAAAAGCCGAGACATTCCTGCCAACAGCACAACAGGTGACAGTGGTGTCTCCGTTCAAAAAGGTGACTACGAGATTATCAAGTATCAAAGTGGGGACGTTATCATTCCCTCCAACGAGGAGGACGGACTAATACCACGAGGAAACAGACTGCCCGACCTTACCTGTAATATCGTTATCCTGTTCAACATCGTCATGGGTGAGTACGAGACAACACTTGCGCAGGAAGAGCTCGCCACACGGACGATAAAGGAGATCGAACGCAGGACACGGGATAACAACAACTATACCGCACCGTCCAACGCCGTGGAGTTCGAGAAGAAGAATCCCAATCTCTACATCGGGCAGCAAGTGACTTATGACGACGGGCAAGGCTATCAGCTTTCAACCCGCGTCATCAAATTGGTCACGAAGCTCGACTATCCTATCATACAGGAGATAACCGTGGGTAACCAAGCTGTCAAGGGAAACATCACACAGCTAAAGGAAGATGTGAAAAACATTCTTTCTGGCAATTTCAGTGGCGGTGGACTGAATGAAAGGCAGGTGTCTGATATTATCCGCAACTACACAGGCAAGCATTTCCTCTCCAAGCTGCAAGACGACACCGCACGGGGTCTGATTACGTTCTTAAAGGGCTTGGTGGCGCAAGCCGTCTCCTACTTCAAGGGCATCGTGAACAATGGCAACATCATCAACACGGGTGATATCGTAACGAGGAACCTCAGGGTAACGGAAAAGGCCACATTCTTCCAGTTGGAGATTCAGAAGGCCAAGGCAGCAGGTGGTATGACGGTGCACTCCGCTGGTACTTTCCATATAGATGCGGTGGAGGAAGCAACCGACACCGACGGATATGTGTGTTACCAACGAGCAGAGCAGGACGGTGTGAAGCTGTTGCAGAGGTGCGAGGTGTCCGACCAGATGATGTGCTCCAACGGCATGAATATCCTCAAGGGTGGAAAAGGTAATCACTTCTATTGGCGCAAGGTGACGGATGCACCCAAAGAGGTGGTGACACACACGATTAACGGCAAGGAGGAAAAGTGCCTGAAGATAGTGCTGTCCAAGACTGACCATTCCAAAAATACCGTTGACATACCACAGGTGGGTGACGACCTCGTTCAGATAGGAAACCCTGACAATAAGGAAAGGCAGAGTGTTATCATGACGTGTGCCTACAATAGCTTTGACCCTGACCTCGAGGCGCCCTACTGGGTGCAGTACACGGGTGTGAAAAACTACGAACTGTCCAAGTACAAGCGCACTTGGTTTGCCGCAAATGGAAGTCAGGTGACAGGCAACTTCAAGGTGCAGAGTGATAACGGAGGAGAGGAATCTATCGAGGACTACATGAAAGGGCTGGCATCTGACAGTAACATGGAGATGTGGAACGTATCGTTTTCCATTCGCAATATCACTGGAAAACAAGGTGAGACTTTCAGTCTGAAGGTTGTGCGCATCGTGGGCGACAAGGCCGAGGAGGTAGATGGTGCCGCCCTTTCTGCCGCCGGTGCCGACCTGCTGCTATTTAGTGACGACATGGGTATGGAGATTCGTGTGCAGCCCGGTGTGAACTACCTTACGGCGAACTATGGCTATAGGCGTTACCTTGTGGCTCGTGTCGTTAGGAATGACTCCGACGTCACGCTGGCGCAAGACACCATCTATGCGGAGGCGATGGACGGGAAGCCCGGCAAGGATGCCGTGAGCTACAAGCTGATACCGATACAGGAAGCAGCCGTGGCATACAAGGCGGAGAATGGAGACAAACTTGTAAGATTGCTGTTAAAGTATAAAGTACAGAAAACTGTTGGTGAAGTTACTCAAGAATTAGCTCTCGGAGATGAGGGCATAACGCTGTCTGTGGTTGGTATTACTGAAACATTCGTGTTAACGGACGGTGCGTATGTCTTGGATAAAAAAAATATTCCATACAAAGAGGAGAACATCGAAACATACGTTGTCACGCTGACAAAAGGCAGTAATATCGTAGACCAGCGTATCGTGCCTATCACATTTAAGCCAAGCGTGGTGTTCGATATTGACACGGTGAATGGAACAATTACCAGTCAGATTGAAGCTGCTAATGGTAAAATAAACTCTGTTGAGCGGGACCTCAACCAGACCAAAGCCACGGTTGGAGATCTGAATGAGCAGTACACACAGCTAAATATGAAGTCAGACGCAATTAGTCTTACCGTGAATAATGGAACACGTCCTAACTTGCTGTGGGGCAGCGACCTTGATTTGTCGGAGGTGCAGAATAAGATACAGCTTGCCTATGACAATGGTAATATTATTAAGCAAAAGACAGCTAAAAAGGAAGATTTACAACGGCAGTTGGATGCTACTCCTACCAATGACACGGCAAAGCGCAATGACCTACAGAAGCAGATAAACGATTGCAACAATGAGATAAACACTGCAAGGAATAGGGTTAATGAGTGCAAGGTGGCCATCGAGAAGCATTTGGGCGTAAAAATGGAAGAGATAAAGGTGGATAGTAAAGAATATTTCCAACATCTCAAAGGTGGTGGTGTGGCTGGCTCTGATGCCCTGATGTTCAAATCAAAAGACGGTGTCGCTCGTTGGACAAATATTAAGTGGGAGAAAATAAAGGTAAAGCCAAACACGGTCTACACGATGAGTGCATGGGTGAAGTTTAAGCCTAACAAAGAAGATGTCAATCAGATTTATGTCGGCGTAATCGAGACGGAAAGCTCACAGGGATTAGCGTTTATGGAGGGCAGCGACAACCAATATTATCTGGGCGAGATAAATCAATGGGAGCGCAGGCACTGGACTTTCAAAACCAATGATAAAACGTTGCTTACGGTACTATTTGCACACTCTGGCACAGACGAGAGCCTGATGTGGCTCTGCCGTCCCAAGCTGGAGGAGAGTGACAAGGCCACACCGTGGTGCGAGTATGACGGAACGGTAGAAGCACTGTTAGCGAGTGGCTTGGACATCAAGAACAGGAAAATGATAGCTACCACCGACAACTTCATGGTGCAGAACAACAAGGGCGAATGGACGTTCTTGTTGGATGAGAACGGACACATCAACGCAAAACTCATATCCGCTGAAAGTATCACCGCACAGAAGATAGCGCAGCCGTTTGTGGAGCAGAAGTCGTTTGACTTGTTAATGACAAGTCCGTCACTGTCGTGGTATATCACTAAGGGCGATAATATCAATGGTAGATATGTTCTCGCTTCCGAACTTAACGGTGCTGTATTAAATATCTACAATTACACCACTGAAACGATATGGTTTTATTCAACGCTTGCTGCAGGAAAAACAACACATCCGAACAAAACGTTAAATGTCCGTGTGGAAATAGAGCCTGGAGCTATGTTTAGGGCGATTGGTGTGCCAATTGAAGGTGTGGAAATGGCTACAGACAATGGTACGACAACACTTGTTGCGCTCGTGCCGCTCGTTCCAATGGAGCTGACGAGTCTGTCTGGAGACATGAGAGCTAAATATATAGGAGTTGTAAAAGGATTTTTGACAATTAGATAAGAAAATCGTCAACTTGTGAACTAAAAACTAAAAAATATGAACTCAAACGAAATGTGTGGCTGCGGAACAGAGGAAAATACCTCGAGCGCAAAAGGAATAGTAAGAATCAACTACAAGGAGGACTTCGAGTTAGTGGTGGAGCTGCTGGCTGGAGATAAGCCGTACCAATTGGGTGATGAGGACTTCAGGATAGACTTCATGGTCATGGCGAGCCGCTACACGGTTGGGCGCACGGCAGGCGTGTGCGAGCGGTGTGCGGTGGACGGCAACAAGATAAGGTGCTTCATGGATGGACATGGCTTGCCACCGGGGGGACTGCGTGCGGAAGTCAAGGTGAACACGCCTGACCCGAACTATGCAGACGGCAAAAGGTTGAACGTGGCGATTGCCGAGGGTACGGTGGTATTAGTGAAGGACAACACACGCTTTGACGGTGCGGTGGTGAAAGCAAATATCCCTGTTGCTTTGGTTGATGCCTACCAGTTGGCTAAGGCACACGGCTACAAGGGTACGATTGACGAGTATTACGCCACCTTTACGGAGATTGGTCATCTGAAAGAGAATATTAAGGGAACGCTGGATGAAATGACGGAAGCTGAGAAACTGCGTGCTAACGCTGAAACAGAAAGAGCTAAGGCGGAAACAGAACGGCAGCGGAAACAAGACAGCGTGAATACTGCCGAGGATGAGCGGGTGAAGAATGAGCAGCAGCGACAGAATAGCGAGGAAAAACGTCAACAGGCGGAATTGAATAGATTTACCGCTGAAAACTATCGTGCGAGCGCAGAGGTAGAACGATTAAATGCTGAACAGCGACGCAACAGCACGGAACAGGCACGACAGACAGCTGAGAACCAACGTAGAGAAAATGAGCGGGAAAGGTTTGGTTCAGAAAATGCGCGTTTCAAATGGGAAGAGGGACGCACACAGGCGGAAACACAGCGACAGACTGCCGAAGAAGAGCGCAAGAAAGCCGAGATTGAAAGGGTTAATTCGGAAAAAGCAAGGAAAGGAAATGAAGATGCAAGAATAAAAGCCGAACAGCAGCGGAATGCCACGGAAGAGCAGCGGAAAGAGGCTGAACGCCTAAGGGTACAGCAAGAAACATCACGTCAGCAGGCGGAAGATGCAAGAGTAAAGGATGAGCAGCTGCGGACGGCCAGCGAGACGAAACGACAGCAAGCTGAACGTGAAAGAGTGCAGGCAGAGAATGCACGGTCTGAAAAGGAGAACGAAAGGTTGGTTAGTGAACAGTCACGCACAGATGCTGAAAAGCTAAGGGTTGAAGCGGAAACAAAGAGAGCAAGCGCAGAACAGCTCAGAGTAGAAGCCGAAACAAAGCGTGTGGAGACGGACAAGGAAATCATGTCCACGCTTGAGTACGTCAATGCACAAAAGTACATCAAGGAAAACGAGTACGAGCGTGAGGTAAGGGCGATCGAAGCGATTAAAAATGCACCGAAAGACCCAACGCAGGATGTGTGGCTGGATGCTACCGACGGTGAGATAAAGAGCGGCCCGGCAGAGGGAAATCTGACAAAGAATGCCATTACCTATTATTATCTTGGCAAGCGTGTTGTCAAAGGCAATTTCAGTGGGGCGACACGCGAGAACGATTGGGCAGGAAATAAATATGTTCGCCACTTGGATGTAAGGAACTGGGATATGACGCTATGCACGGACGCAAGTCTAAAATTTAATGGCTATTCAAACTTGGTATCTCTTGACACCTCTAACTGGAATTTGTCGGCACTGACGAATGGTTTTTACATGTTCGGTAGCTGT